ATGCGGCTATTGATGGCAGGCCAGAAGAGGTCGAAAAGCATCTTCGCGCCGCCGGGTTGCAGGCTGAAAGCTCGATTAGGGCGACCATCACGAACGGCGATTTTGCGCCGCTGTCGGAGCGTACCATTGAGGCACGCCGTCGCCGGGGCAAGACCAGCGAAAAGCCGTTGATCGACACAGGCCAGATGCGCCGCGCCGTGACGCATGTCATTCGCACGAAAGGGCAGAAATAATGCCGATGCTTGATGTTTCGGACATCTTGTCCGATCCAGATTTCGCTGACGTGTTGACCGTAAAACGGACGATACAGATGGCGAACGATAGGGGCCGCGCCGATGAGGACGCCAAAACCTTTGACATTACCGGCGTTGTGACTTCCGACAGGGGCGATATTCTTGATCGCCTACCGGATATGCGACGGGTGGCAGGCTCAATCCTGATCCATACACAATTCCGGCTGATCGCCAGCGAGGGCGACACGGACACCGATATCGTGACGTGGAACGGGAAAGAATACACCGTTACCGATGTGAACGATTACAGCCGATACGGCGCGGGCTTCGTCTGCGCGAAATGCGAGCCATTGCGCACAGCCTGAGTTTTCGACATGCCGAACACTTCCGCAACCGGTGGATACCTTCTCCCGGAACAATTCCCTGCGCCGCTCGATGACGACGCGCTGGATGACTTTTTTCAGGCTGTCGCCGTCGGCATCACCGGCCTTGATCCGAAGCTGGTTCGCCCGCGCTTTCAGGAAAAGCCGCTGAAACAGCCGGACAGGAGCACGACATGGGCGGCTATCGGCGTGATGCGCGTCGATACTGAGTTTGATGGGTATATCGGTCACGATCCCGGCGAGGGGGCAGGCGACAAGGTTCGTCGCTATGAAACCCTCGAAATCATGGCGAGCTTCTACGGCCCGCTCAGCCATCGCTATGCGTCGTTGCTGCGCGATGGTCTGTCGATCCCGCAAAATAATGAGCCATTTCTATTGCGCAGTATGGGGCTGGCCGATCTCGGCCCGCTCTTCCGAACCGGCGATCTGCTCAATCAGGGCTGGGTACGTCGCGTCGATTTTACCTTCCGCGTTCGGCGGACGGTTTACCGGACCTATCCGGTTCTCAACGTCAAAACCCTTGATCTCGACATCGAGACAAAATCAGGAGCTTAATCAATGGCAAAAGGGCTTTCTGTCCAGCGCGTCGTCAAGGTGTCGATTAATCTCGCGCCAAAGGCTGTCGGTACGCGCAATTTCGGAGCATTGCTGATCGTCGGGGCTTCGCCCGTTATCGACGTGAAAGAGCGCATCCGCAAGTATACCGGGCTGACCGGTGTCGTCGAAGATTTCGGCACCGATACGCCGGAATATTTTGCAGCCAATCTGTTCTTCTCGCAATCGCCGCAACCATCCGTGCTTTACGTCGGGCGATGGGCGAAGACGGATACTGCCGGGCAGCTTAATGGCGCTTTCCTGTCTGCCGAACAGCGTGACATGGCGGCGTTTACTCCGATCACGAACGGAGCGTTCAAGATCGATATCGACGGTACGTCGAAGTCGGTGACGGGCTTGGATTTCAGTGCGCAGACCAACCTCAATGGTGTCGCAACCATCATCAATGCGAAGCTCGGCAGCGGTGCAGCCCTCGTATGGGATGGCGTCTATAACCGCTTTGTCGTGACCAGCGCCACGGCTGGAACCGCCTCAAAGATCGGCTATGCCACAGCGGGGGCATCCGGCACCGATATTTCCGCGATCCTTGGCCTTACTTCCGATCTGGCTTCTGTCCCGGTCGATGGTGTTGACAAGGAAACGCTGGTGAACTGTTGGGCTGATATGCTCAATCAGAACGCCGACTGGTATGGCGGACTGACTGCCGACACGGGCGCGACCGATAGCGATCATATGGCCGTGGCCGAGCTTATCGAAGGCACCGACGAAAGCCAGTCCCGGATTTACAGCATCACGACGCAAGATCCGAAAACGCTTGTCGCAACGAATGAAAGCGATATCGCCAGCCGGTTGAAGGCTCTGGCACGGAAACGCACTTTCGTGCAGTTTTCTTCGTCCTCGCCCTACGCCGCTGCATCGCTTTACGGGCGGGCCTTCACCGTCAATTTCAAAGCGAACAAGAGCACAATCACGCTCAAGTTTAAGCAGGAACCGGGCATTGTTGCGGAAACCCTGACCGAAACGCAGGCTTCGGCACTCGAAGCCAAGAACTGCAACGTGTTCGTGAATTATGCCAACGACACCGCCATCATTGAGGAAGGTGTGATGTCGAATGGCTATTTCTTCGATGAAGTTCACGGTTGCGACTGGTTGCAAAATGAGACGCAAACGCGGTGCTGGAACCTGCTCTACACCAGTAAAACCAAGGTTCCTCAGACTGATGCTGGCACGAATATGCTGGTCAATCAGATCGAGGCGGCTTGCGAAGCCGGTGTGAACAACGGCCTTCTCGCGCCCGGCGTCTGGAACTCGGATGGCTTCGGGCAGATCGAGAGCGGAACGACCTTGCCGAAGGGATACTACGTCTATGCACCACCGGTTGCGACACAAGCGCAGTCGGACCGCGAAGCCCGTAAATCCGTGCCAATACAGGTTGCGGCCAAACTCGCCGGAGCCGTCCATTTCGTTGATGTCCAAATTGACGTTAACCGCTGAGGAGCGATGAAATATGTCAACTTACAGTTTTATTGATGTCGTCGCGACCCTCAGCGGTCCCGGCGGCACGGTCCAGCTCGGCATGGGCGCAGCCTCTTCCGAAGAGGGTATTTCTATCGAAATGGTGGACGATAAGAACACCATGATGATTGGTGCGGGCGGCGAGGGCCAGCACAACCTGCACGCGGGCAATGGTGGCACGATCACGATTTCCTGTCTGAAAAACAGCCCGACAAATGCGGCCATGATGGCGCTGTACAACTTCCAGAAGCGTACCAGCGCATCATGGGGGCAGAACATTCTCACGCTTCGTAATATTGCGTCCGGCGACGGAATTACGGCGGTGGAAGGGGCGTTCAAAAAGGCTCCGAAGAACGTTTTTGCGAAGGATGGCCCTGTCATGGAATGGGTCATGGATTTTGTGAAAATCGAACAGATGCTTGGATCAGGTACTCCTTCGCTTCTGCCGGAATGAGGTGAGATATGTCTGAATTTGAAGTTAACGGTATCCGCTACAAGGGCGGCAAGTTGAACGCCATGACACAGCTTCATGTGTCGCAGCGACTTGCCCCCTTGATCGCATCTCTTACCGAGGTGCTGCAAGACGGATCATTGGATGCAAAAAAAATATCCGCGGTACTGATAGAAAGCGTCAGTAAATTGTCGGACGCCAATAGTGAGTATGTCATTTATACCTGCCTGAACGTCGTAACACGGGATCAGGGAGGGGATAGGGGATATTCTCCTGTCCTTGCTTCGGACCGAAAAACTATCATGTTCCCTGATATCGACAGCAACATGATAACGATGCTGACCATTGCCGCGCATGTTCTACAGGATAACCTTTCAGGTTTTTTTCCCTCGAACGTCCTCGCTTTCGGCGGGGATGGGACGGCCCCAACGTCGAATGGGTGAGCCTGCCCCACGGCGATGATTGGCTGTATCGGCCCGTTATGGCCGGTATGTGCCGCTATGAAAGCCTGATCGACGGCACCTTAGACCTTGCCGATATAGCTCGTATGAATGACGCGCTCGATGTGCGCGACGAAAATCAACGACGCCTGAACAAAGCGATGGAACGAAAATGAGCGATACAACCATCCGCGATTTCTTTGTATCGCTCGGCTACGACATCGATAAGTCGAGCGAACGCAGCTTCAATGACAGCCTGAAACGAACGGCCGAGAACGCGGCCAAGCTCGGCCTCGCTATTGAAGCTGCCGCCGCGTCCCTGACCGCAGCCGTCGTCAAGATGGCTCAGGGCATGGAGCAGAGCTATTATGCCTCAAAGCGCCTTGGTGCGTCGGTTAAAGACATCAAGGCCGTAGAGCACGCTATTTCTCAAGTCGGCGGCTCTGCCGAGGCCGCTCACCAGTCCATGGAGAATATTGCTGCCTTCATGCGTCGTCTGCCAGCGGGCAAGAACTATATTCAGGGCCTGATCGGCAAGGATTTCAACGCCAATGATACGACGCAGATTATGGCGGGTCTGTCGAAAAAATTCGCCTCGATGGGGTATGCCCACGCCAAGGTTCTTTCCGAAAAGCTCGGTATCGACGAAAATACGCTACAGGCGATGTTGCGTGATGGCGGCAAGTATTATGAGGAATATCAAAGCCTTGTTAAAAAGGCCGGTGTCGATCAGGACGCCTATGCCAAGAACAGCCAAGAGCTTATGCAGAAGGTGCGCAGCCTCGGCGCGTCGTTTGCCGTGCTGTCCGACAAGATCGGGGCAGAGCTGATCAAGAAGGCCGGGCCGTATGTCGAGCGGTTCAAGACATGGATGGATAACAATTTCGATGAGATCACCAACGTTATCGTCAGGGTGAGCGATGTCGTGATGCGCCTGTCGGACCGGTTGCACCAGGTCGCGAATGATTTGATGGAATGGTATCGGAAGCTCGACCCTCAGGCAAAATCCCTCGTCAAGACCATAACAGCCGTTGCGGGCGCACTGTATCTGCTGAACCGAGGATTTCTCGCCACGCCCCTTGGGCGCATTTTCGCCATCGGTGCGGGAATCATGCTGCTCTACGACGATTACCGGAAATGGAAGGAGAGCGGCGAGAAGGGCCTGATTGACTGGGAGAAGTGGGAGCCTGCCATCGAGGCGACGATCGAGGCGCTTCGCGATATTAGTAGATGGATATCCAAATTAGTAGGGAATGAGGATGGCAGTATAGCCAGCTTGCAGACGGCATTCGAATTGTTTGCAGCGTACATGGCGACCAAATGGCTTGCATCCTTCATCGGGACCATGGGTAAGGCTGTCGGAGCAACCAACTTGCTTATCTCGGGCGTCCAACTTGCAATTATGGGATCGGTCGCAGCAGGGGTATCAACAGCCCACTCCCTCAAAACAGGATCATATGCTGTTGATCCGAATACAGGCGGATTGGTGCCGGTAGCAGGCGCGGGACAGTATCATGAACCCTATGTTGATCCGAGAGGCGGGGGATTCGGGAAACTTGGAGTTTGGTGGAAGCAGACCATGCCGGGTTGGCTTGGTGGCGGAGGGGCGGCTTCTCGGAACCAGGCGATCAGAACGAGGGCGGGGGTTGGCGGACAGGCTCCGCCGACATCTGAAGAAAAGAAACGCATCGCGCAGATGGCATACAACAAAGCAATCGCTCGCGGTTATACGCAGGAACAAGCCGCAGGATTTGTTGCGCAAATTGCCCATGAATCAAACTTCAATCCAAACGCTAGGGGCGATGGTGGGGCGGCTCACGGCTTATTCCAACATCACCCTGATCGCAGGGCAATTATTCAACGGAACACAGGCATAAACCTCTCAAATGCCACGCCTGAGCAGCAGGTAGATGCGGCCCTATGGGAACTCGAAAATTCGGAAAAAAACGCTGGCCGCGAAGTTAAATCCGCAAAAACAGCTGCTGACGCTGGCTATGCATTGGGATTTTATTGGGAAAGACCGGCTGATAAACATGGCCAAGGCATAGCGCGTGGCAGAACAGCAGAGCGTTTGCTGCCCACTCTCAAGCAAGGGCAGGCACAGGCAAATGCAACAGAGCTGGTCAATATGGCTACAAAGCTACCAACGCTTCCCGGAGTACAGAATGGGGGCATTCAAGCTCCCGGTGTTAATGCCGCACCTTTGTTACCAAGTCAGGTTAGCAATTCTGCAACGTTGAACCAGAAAACGGAGATCAACATCAATGGAAGTGTCGATGCCAATCAGGTTGCAGCGGCACAGAACGCAGTCAATCAGAATGGAGTGCGCAATATGATGACTGCAATAAGGTAGCTTTAGAAGTCAGACGGTGCTTTTGTTGGACATAGGTATTTGAAGATGCTCATATTAATTGGGTATCCACTTGCCGATGATCCATCGGCTTCTTCCCCTGTGTCAAGATTTATCAGGCGATATCTCGCTGAGTTCTCGTTATCGATTGAAACACCCGCAAACTTGAAGCGAGCACCATAGAAGTTCGTAAAAACCCCTGCGCTGCAATTAGCAAAAACGGTTGAGGCTAGCTTGATGGCCATTTCATCTTGTATGCAACGAGGAGTAACCTTTCCAATGTACTCCTTGCAAAATTTGATGGCGTTTTGTCGGGTGTGAATAGTGCTAATGGAGGCGTTTTCGGTATCCAGTCCTTCTTCGCGCAAAATTGTTAATTCCATACCTACACGGGAACCATAAGGAATGGTCCTAGACTGCTCACTCCCTACTGTCGCCTGACGAAGCTTCTTCGCTACCCTTACCATGCAATCATCAAAGACCTGCTGCCCGAAGCTGAACGACTCCGCAGCCCTGCGGCGGCAGTATTCCGTTGCCGGATCGGCAGAGGCGATAACCGGCACTGCAAGTACCGCAAGGACAAGGATGGTTCGTTTCATGGGAGCCTCTATGAGATTACAGGTTCGCAATAACAACGGCAGACATGACCGTTATCGCAAATGAAGGTGCCAGGTGCTTTGCCCGTTGGCATTTCCGAGTACGCAAACTTCTTACCGTCCATTTTACGGCAGAATGAACACCATCCGGAACCAGCGCCGCAACCACGCCATTTAAAATGCGTTACCCGAAGCCCTTTTAGCCTTCCGATATCATATCGGTGCCGGGCAATGTTTCTAGGAAGCATCTGCGCATTTTCGTGATTCCGCTGCTCTTCCCGCTCTTCTGGAGTGTATCGCTTCCCCTTGCGGTGGGGCGGGCGCTCATATGGGACAGATGGAGCAAGAAGTTCAGGCGGATAGTCGTCAGGAGTTGGAATGGCGATGCTCGGTCTTTTTGGTTCAGCGCTTTTCTTCTTTCCGAACAGCCACCCCAAAATACTCATCGCTGCCCCTCAGCTTTTCCGCCAGCAGCCTTCTTATCGCCTCTGGTCTGGTTTGATCGTCTACCGAGAAGGGCGGGACGTCAAGGCCGGACGGAGCTCATTCGCCGCCCTCCTTTTTAGGTAGGGCTTCAATAGTTTCTCCAGTTTTTATATACTGAAGAAAAATTTTCATGTTTTCTTGTATTGTATTTACATCATCATGAGCTTTCAAAAATATATTTACAGAGGTAAGATCATTTACCTCTTTAAATAATTCAATAAAATTTTTGAAATTTCTTATTATTTCACTTTTTTTCTCAGTATCGTCAATATTTGATGAACTGATTAGAAACAAAAAATCTATTGCAATATCGGATACTGCCTTAGAAAATACTCTAAGGTTCTCTTCATTTCTGCTTAGCTCCAGACCTCCTTGGCAGAGGCGGCGAATAGCCTCAGATCTTGATCTAATTCGGTTTTGAAAAGACCAATCATCGATAGCTTCCACTTCTGATCCCGACATCATGATGGGAATACGGACATCCTTGAGTTCCGACTGCTCATTCGTTTCAGTTTTCTTTGTTCTCTTTGCCATTGGCCTTTGTCCGTCCGGAGTTTTCCCCCGGACTATATCCAACACAGACAAGTTGCACAACTTCTGCTTGACAGGCGAAGTTAACTATGTCCATGATGTCTGTGTTGTATAAGTTGTGCAACTTTATGGATAGGACGTTGGAGGAGATGGAAAAAGAACGGAAAGATTGCAGGACGCCGATAATGTTTAGCACGAGCGAGGTGCAAGCTATCGACAATTGGAGATACGCGAATCACATCGCAACACGTGCAAAGGCAATTCGGCTTTTGATTGAAAAAGGCTTAGAGGCTTCGGCCGCTGAGAACGGTAACGGGGCCGACAGTTTGGCGACAGAAAGCCCCGTTACCGAGAACCACGCCGCTGCTGAAACAGCGGGCATGCCATCAACCCAGTACTAAGGATACTGAGATGACAAGCAGAGATGTTACCACGGTTTCAATTCAAGGGACAGATGTCCAGCGAGTAATGTATCAGGGCTTTCCTGTTGTGACCTTCGCGCAGGTCGATGAGGTTCACGAGAGGCCCGAAGGGACGGCCAGTCGTAATTTCCGCGACAATCGGAAGCGCTTCGTGAAGGGACGGGACTTCATAGAACTCACATCCGACGAAATACGTCGGATGTCATCGGAAGGCGCTTTCCCGCCAAGAACTGCTCGCGGCGTACTCCTCACCAAGCGCGGATACCTGAAACTCGTGAAACCCATGAACGACGACCGCGCATGGGAAGTTCAAGGAGAGATGATCGATCGGTATTTCATGGTCGAGGAAATCGGCGTCCACACTGTTCAGAAAATGGTCGGCTCGGCTCGTGAGGCTCGCCTTTGGCTGAAACAAGGTCTCTCTATCGCCAAGATGGCTGGCCTTTCCGGAAACTATGCATTGCTTTCAGCCAACCAGCTTGCGCTCAAGGCTACCGGCTTCGACGTTCTTGCAGCGATGGGATCGACGCACGTCACGTCAGCTGAGCAAGAGCCTGTCCTGACGCCAACACTTCTTGCCGAGCGCGGTGGTTATCGCTCCGGACAGTTCGTCAACCAGCTTTTCGCGGACAAGGGATTCCAAATTGTCATCAAAGACAAAAATGGTAGGGCCATCGGATGGGAGCCGACTGAGAAGGGTAAGCCCTATGCGGTTTGGCAGGATACTGGAAAGCGGCACGGCAACGGAACGCCGATCCATCAGCTAAAGTGGCGGGCGAGCATTCTTGATGCTGTCAACTCTGAAACTGCGCATTGAGGGAGGTTAATATCATGCATTCAAAACCAGAGCTTCCCATCATTGATGTTGATACGAACGGTACGGATGCCGAGGGAGAGGAAAACTACGGCTGGCGCGCTCATAAAAAACACGTAAAGGCGGGGCTGATGATCAATAAGCCGGTCATGCTTCGGTTCCCTGACGGTCGAGTAGTCAAATCAAACCAGGTTATGATTACTCCTAAGGGCCTAACATTTTTTGCGAAGCAGTTTTCTGAGAGGGGCACGATCCAATGACCGCCCTCTACGCTCTCCCCACATCCTCTGTCCCTATCGTTGCCATGGAGCCTGTCTATGTTACCCCTGCTGATGTCCTTGCAGCTTTTACTGCTGCTGGCGTTCGTGTTTATGTTTTCAGAGGGGAGGTCGGATTTTCTCTTCGCCATAACCATGACTGGGACAAGGCATACGCGGCAATCGAACTTATGTACCGGTTACCGGGACAGATTGAGACGCTGAAACGGTATCTGGACCGCTAATCCCAAAGCCCCGCTTCGGCGGGGTTTTTCATTGGAATTCCCATGAATATTCCTGCAATTGGCAACGTCGTCAACAGCTTGGCGAGCGGCAATATCGTCGGCGCGCTCGATGCGGCGCTTGGCCTGCTCATTACGCCGCAGCGTTCAATCGGGACGATCTATCCCGGCGTGACGCTGAGCGAGGTTCACCGCGACGACATGGTTGTGACCGATCACCCGGTGGAGAAGGGAGCGCCGATCTCGGACCATGCTTTTAAGAGACCGGTTTCGGTGGAGCTGCGCTATGCGTGGTCGAACAGCACTGCGGGCTATGAGGGCTACGTGCAGGAGGTCTATGAAGCCCTGCAACAGCTTCAAAACAGCCGCGTCCCGTTCGATATTTCCACGGGAAAGCGGCTTTATCCCAACATGCTCATGACTTCGCTCATGGTCATAACCGATGTGCCGAACGAATTCGCGTTGATGGTTCAATGTGAATGCCGCGAGGTCATTATTGCCGAGACGCAGACGGTGCAAGGCGCGGCACAAAAAGATCATGCCAACCCGTCGGCAACGGCTGGAGCGGGGAACAGTGGATTGGCGCAATTGACGCCCATGACCTCCCACGAGGATGCCGTGACGCGCAGCATGGGGAGCTTGCAAACCGGCGGCGAGGCGTCTGGCGGATACATTACGGGAGGCGGGTTCTGATGGCCGTCTACAAAATCCCTTTGATCGTCGGCACGCCGCAAAGCCTGAACGTCATTTTCGGCGTCACGGAATATCGGCTCCGGCTGCTTTACCGTGACGCACCGGAAGGTGGCTGGACGCTTGATATCATCGACAGTGTGTCGAATACGGAACTGGTTTGCGGCATCCCGCTCGTGACCGGCACGGACCTGCTCAGGCAGTATCGCCATCTCGGCATTACCGGTAGCCTTGTCGCGTTTACCGATAGCGACCCCGCTGAAACGCCGCCGACGTTCGACAACCTCGGCGGATCGAGTAATCTTTATTTCGTGGTGCCGTGATGGCACAGCAATGGATTCGCAAATGCTCCCTGATCGTCGGAGACGGGGAAAAAGGGCTTGAACTTGCCGATTTTCGGGTGACGTTTCAGGTGGTCCACTGGACGACGCAAACGCCGGGCAGGGCTATAATCCGGGTCTACAATCTAAAATCGGAAACTGAAAAGCAGATACAGAAAGAGTTCACTAAGATCACGTTGAAGGCCGGGTATGAATCGGAAGGTGCGCCGTATGGCGTGATCTTCACCGGCAACACCATTGAGGCCCCGCGCGGACGCGAAAACCCGGTCGATACCTACATTGATATTCTCGCAGCTGATGGTGATCAGGCGTACAACTACGCGGTTGTATCGAAAACACTCGCGCCCGGATCGACCTTCAAGGACCAGCTGCAAGAAATCGAAAAGGCGATGAAGCCCTACGGCGTCACGCTCGGCTACATCCCTGATCTTGGTGAGGCGAAAATGCCACGCGCCCGCGTGTTCCACGGCATGGCTCGTGATTATCTGCGCACCATCGCCCGATCCACAAACTGCACATGGCATATCGACCAAGGCAAGATCAATTTCATTAAGAACGACGGAACAAAGCCGGGAGATGCCGTCGTGCTGAATTCGGATACCGGCCTGATCGGACGCCCGATTCAGACCATGAACGGGATTATTGCCCGGTGCCTGCTCAATCCGAACCTGCGACCGGGAGGAAAGGTCAAGATCGATCAGGCCAGCGTCACGGAAATGATGGGTAACCTAGTGTGGGGCGGAGAGAATGGCAGCCAAGCCAGCGCCGATCCGCAGACAGATGCGCAGTTCCGCCCGTCTATATCGGCGGATGGCTTTTATAAAATCCTGCAAGTGGGTTGGGTTGGCGATACGCGCGGGCAGCCGTGGTGCACCGACATGACCCTTGCGCCGATCAATGGAACGCAGCCCGGAACGCAGCAGGCTCTTGGTTATGCAGGGGGGATTTAAGCATGGATATCCGCGAAAAAATCACAGACCCGGAAGAGCCGCTTCGGGCGATGGTCGATGACATAAAAGCAGGGCTGCATACCGCATTGACCGGCATCGTGACGAAATTCGACCCGGCCAAAATGACGGTCGATGTCCAGCCGTCGATCAAATCGGCGGTGCGGCAGCCTGATGGGACCGTGAAAATGATCCCGTATCCGCTACTGACCGGCGTTCCGGTGAACTTTCCCGGCGGCGGTGGCGCAACGCTTACATTTCCGATCAAGCCAGGTGACGAGGCGATGGTGACATTCTCCAGCCGCTCCACTGACGCATGGATGCAGAGCGGCGGCGAGCAAAACCCGATGGATGCCCGGACGCAGGACTTGTCCGACGGCATTGCTCATGTCGGCGTTCGTTCATCGTCGAAGGTTCCGCCCAATGTCAGCGCCGATTCAACCGAAATACGCACCGATGACGGAAAAACAAAGATTTCCATGAATGGCGGTGGCGGTCTGACGCTCGACACCGATAAAGCTGTTGGCATCAAGGCGGCAAATGGCGTGTCGATGGATGGCGGCGCGGGCAACGTCACAATGAAAGGGACATTGATTGTTGAGGGTGACGTAATAGCCAATGGGGTAAGTCTTGTGCATCACGTCCACGATAAAGTTCAACCGGGCGGCGGCAATACCGGGGAGCCGGTAAAATGAAATATCGCAAGCTCGACGCCAACGACGATTACAGCTTCGGTTCCGGTCTCTCAAATTTCCTGATTGATCAGCCTGAGGCCCCGGCACAGGCCGTGAAAACGCGCCTGATGTTGGAGACCGGCGAATGGTTCCTCGACGTGACCGAGGGGACGCCGTGGAAAACGAAAGTGCTCGGCAAATACACAGCCACGACCCGCGATCCCGTGTTGCGCCGGCGTATCCTTGGAACGCAGGGCGTCTCCGACATTTCTCGGTATGGCAGCCAGTTTGACCCGGACACCCGGAAATATGACGTGCAGGCCGAAATCAATACGGCCTATGGCGCAACTCGCATTCGAGAGACGATTTGATGGCCGATATTCCCGTTTCACAGATCCCGGTCTCCTTTATTGATGAAACCGGAATTCATGCCCCGGACTTCCCGACGGTCCACGAGGCCGTGAAGTCCATCTTCCGCGACATTTACGGTCAGGATATCTATCTTGAGCCTGATAGCCAGGACGGGCAATTCGCGGCGATCATCGCTCGTGGCTTTCACGACTGCAACAGCATGGCCGTGGCGGTCTACAATGCCTTTTCGCCTTCCACGGCTCAGGGAGCGGGGCTATCGTCTGTGGTCAAGATCAACGGCATCGGTCGCGCCCTACCGTCCTATTCCAGCGTTGATCTGGTCATTATCGGGCAGGCAGGAACGACGATCACGAACGGCTATGCCACGGATATCAACAATGCGCAGTGGAACCTACCTGAGACGGTCGTCATTCCGCCGTCGGGTACTATCACCGTAACGGCAACGGCGGCATCAGTCGGAACCGTGCGGGCGCAGGCCAACACCATTACCGGCATCGGCACACCGACGCGCGGCTGGCAGAGCGTGAACAATTTGGAAGCGGCTACCGATGGCGCTCCGGTTGAAAGTGACGCGGCGCTGAGGCGGCGACAGACCGTATCAACCGCACTGCCGTCCCTGACCGTTCTCGACGGTATCGTGGGTTCCGTCGCCTCGCTCGACGGCGTGACGCGGTACAGGGCTTATGAGAACGACACCAGCCTGACCGACGCGAACGGCATTCCGTCGCATACGATCTCGCTGGTTGTGGAAGGCGGAGACGCACAGGCCATTGCCGATGCGATCATGGCGAAGAAAACGCCCGGTTCCGGCACCTACGGCACCACAAAAATGACTTCGGTTGACGTGTACGGCCTGGCGCATACGATCAGCTTTTTCCGCCCGACCGATGTTCCGATTTCGGTTGCCTTTACGCTGAAAGCCTTTCCCGGATACACCGCGACGATTGAACGGGCGATCAAACAGGCCATTGCCGACTATATCAACGGGCTTGATATCGGTGAAAAGGTCTACGCTATGCGCGTCTACGTTCCGGCCACGCTCGCCAATGCGGCGGCGGGCGGAAAATACGAAATCCTGCCGAATACACTCATGATTGCCCGCGATGGTGGCGTTCCGGCGGCGGCGGACATCGCCATAGCGTTTAACGAAGCTGCGATGTGCAGCATTGACGCCATCAGCATCACGGTAGTGTCATGACGACAGCGGACAAATATCTTGATCTGATCCCGAACTGGAACCGGAACAAACCAAAGTTCTCGGCCAGTATCCGGGCATTGATAGGTCCGCTGGCGGGGCTGCAAGCCTTTCTTGCCGGGATGCCTCTGTACTTCGATATCGACGACGCCATAGGCGTTCAACTCGACGTCGTCGGGGAATGGGTTGGCCGATCGCGCTACGTCGCCCTACCACTCGAAAACGTCTGGTTCAGTTTCGACACCGAAGCGCTCGGCTTCAATCAAGGCAACTGGAAAGGGCCGTATGATCTCGACGCCGGTATGTCCCGGCTCGACGATGATCATTATCGTATCTTGCTCAAAGCCAAGATCGCAGCCAATCAATGGGACGGGACACTGCCCGGCGCAAAGGCCGTGTTGGAACCGGTGTTTGGCGGCGCTTCCATCGTGTTCATTCAGGACAACATGGACATGTCTATGATTATCGGTGTTGCCGGGAAAATCCCGTCGGCGGTGTCACTGGCGCTTCTGGCGGGCGGGTATATCCCGCTGAAACCGGAAGGGGTTAGAGTGAACTATCTCGTTGTTTCGGTCGATCAGACGCCGCTCTTCGGCTTCGACGTGCAGAACGATTTCATCGCCGGTTTCGACACCGGCTCATGGGGCATCCCGACCGCGTAACCGTATCCACATTTCACGTTTCCAAGGCTCGCCTCTGCGGGCCTTTTTTATTGGGGTAAACGATGGCGAACAAAAGTGATCTAAAACTGTTTGCGGGCGGCGGCGGTGCCAACGTGATGACGCAGGCCGAATACGAGGCAATGGCGGCGCTTCCCAACGGATTTTCAAGCGGCGTTGCGCAGGCCCCGCAACTGAACAAGGTATGGCGACAGGCGTCTTTTGTCGCGGCCATGATCGGCCAGTTCACGATGCACAACGCCATTGCCGATGTGCTCGATGACGGCAATGTTGACGGGTTCGAAGCCAAGTTCAAGGCTGCGGTGCAGGCTCTTGTCACGGCAGGATTTCCCTATGCCACGGCTGCCGAAGTCGTGGCGGCTGCAATTGCCGACAAGGTGGTTTCACCGAAAAACCTTGCTCCGGCAGTACAAGGCGGATCATGGAACTACGCCGTCGCCTCCGGCACTGCCAACGCTCTCACGGCCTCCCTGACGCCAGCTCTTGAGGCGTATACGCCGGGACTGGAAATCAGGTTCGTTCCGAGCGCAGTGAATACGGATAGCGCCACGCTCAAAGTTGGATCGCTGGCCGCGTTACCGATAGTCCGAAATGGGGGATACCCA